GAAGGGGATTATGGAGCAAATGAATATAAAAGAATAAATTTATCATATCAGTCGTCTTGGAATGTAGATGATGGAAACCCAACCGGTCAGTCTGGCCATAGATCATTACCATTTAGTCAACCATTATCTGGACCAGCACTCGCAGATGCTCCAATGTTTGTATTTACGCCAGATATTATAAAATTATTAATAGAATCTAATAGAACAGTAAAATTTACTGTTAGAATTACAGTAAATCAACAAAAAGCTGATGTTGCAACGTTAAATGATGTAAATGGAGATCCAGCTAGAAGAAATGTTGGATATGATTTGAGATTAAAACGTCATATGCCAACAGCTTGGAGAGATAATGGAAAAATTGGAGCAGATGGAAATTATATATATAGAAATTCAACTGGAGTTAGAGCATATATAACGTCTGAAACTCATAGAGCAAATACAGGACATACTGGAGATAATTCAGATATGTGGCCAAATCTGGAAATACAATATATCGTAGATCCTAGGGCTATAGCAGAATATGATGGATGGATGGTACAATGTGTAGCAGGAGGAGCGAGTTGGTATTTAAGATCAGCTTGTTGGTGGAAAATTGAATTAATTGATGATCCAGGTTCTGGTATTAGTAGTGATACAGTAAGATCAAGAAAATATGGAAAACAAACAAATGTTCCAAGTACGCGCGATCAATTATTAGATGTATAAAATATGTTAAATCAATATACAAATAAAGACAAAATTTTAGAAGCAATAAATGCTATTAATGCCGAACGATATAGTTCGTTGGATAGATCGTTGTTTACAAAAACACCTTTTCAATATTCTACAGTAGATTTAGGACAAATTAATTCTGCAAATGAATTTCATGTTTATTCTGGAGAATCATGGATTACAGGAAAACATAAAGTAGATTTAATAGAATTTAATAATCCTATATTTGATGAAGATGGAAATCCAATACAATTATCAGATCCTGTTAAGTTTAATATATCTCAACAATTTTCTAATTTAAATTTAACTTCAGGAAATTATAAAATTGTTTTAAACTTCTTTGAGGATATGATTGGAAGTTATAATCAACAATTACTAGCTATTGATGAAATTTCTCCTGATCGTACTGAAATTAGATTGCGTGCAATTGACGAAACAAATCCAAAATTTTTATTGTCAATTAATCAATTTATTAATAATGTAAATCAAACATCATTAACGCATGATGCAAATGAGCAATATTTATTAAACTTTTCTAGAAATAAAACAGCAATGTTTGTTAATAGTGTTGTTGTAGGAAAATATTTATTTGTTAAATTATATGAACCAATTGATAAAACAGTAGAGAAAAATTTTAAGTGTTGGGTTGTTAGAGAAAATAAATTACCATATGTTGATAATGTTTTTGTTAAAGAAGTATTAGATGCACTCACATTTAATGTATTATCTGGAACTAATTGGTATGCTTCTGCAGAACAAAATACTTCTAATTCTACATCTTTAAAATCTTGGAATGACTTATTAGGGTCATCAATGCAAACATCCCAACAAATTGTTGATTCATATTTTTCTGGCAGTTTAGGTGGAGTTAAACTAAATATAGATTTTTCTGATTTCAATAACTTTATATTTTACAGTTCGGCAACAGAACGATTAGAAAATTTCAAATATAAAATTGAATTATTAGAATATTATACAGCACAATCTGCGTCTGCAGCTTTATTATCTGGGTCTGCAGCTATTACAAATGCAGCTGATTATGATAATTTATATACAAATTTAATTGGTGGAATGGATCAATTTGAACAATATTTATATTATGATTCATCTTCAACTATATTCACACATGACATTCCATTAGCTTCGCCTATAGTAGAATTTGTTACAGGTAGTTATATAGAACCATCACCAAAATCTAATAATACATATCCATATGAATTATATTCTGTAACAAGTAGTAATTTTGAATCTTGGTATACTGGTGTATATTCTAGTTCTTCTATATATGATACTAGAAATAATAATCGATTAATAAGAAGTATTCCGGAGTTCATGTTATTAGATGAAAATAATGAACAATTATCTACATTTGTTAACATGTTAGGTCAGCATTATGATATATTATATACATATATTAATGCTATGACATTAATTAATTCTAGAGATGAACATCCTAAGAAAAGTATGCCAAATGAATTATTATATTCAGTAGCAAAACAATTTGGATGGAATTTAACTAATGGAAATCAATCAAAAGAATTATGGGAATATACATTAGGCACTGATGTTAATGGAATTCCTTTAACTGGATCTAATAGTGTAGGAGATCCTTCAGTACCTAGTAGAGAAGTTACATATAATATATGGAGACGAATTGTTAATAATATTCCTGGATTATTAAAAGCTAAAGGTACAAAAAGAAGTGTGCAAGCATTATTAGCTTGTTATGGAGTACCACAATCATTAATAACTATTCAAGAATATGGCGGACCTAGAATAAATAGACCTCCAACATATGAAAAATTAAATTTTGATTATGCATTAGATTTAATTAAAAATACAACCGGAATTGTTAGAACTGATTATAATCAAAATATTGGAGCAGTTGAATTAAGATTTAGAACAGATAATGTTTTAAAGAATCCAATATTACCTGGAACTATGAATTTATTTTCTGCAGGTGGCCATAATGTAACTTTAGAATTTTCTAGAGGTACTATGGGTAGAATCCAAGTTAATGGAACATCATCTGCTGAAATTGAAATGTTTGAAGGAGATTATTTAACAGCATTATTACGAACAGGATCTAATAATACAGTAGAAGTATTAGCAAATAAATCTAAATATGGAAAAATTATTAATACTGTGTCTGCATCTGCAACAGGTAGTTTTTCTAATCCAGGTACTGTATTAATAGGAGGAACGAGTGGAGGTAGTAGATTACAAGGACATGTACAAGAATTACGTATATGGACAGGAAGTTTAAATAATGCTCCATTTAATAATCATACAAAGGCACCATCTGCATATGATGGAAATGTAGATGCATATCAAGAATTAGTTTTTAGAACTCCATTAACACAAAATATTAATCATGCATTAACTTCTAGTTTAACTGGAGTACAACCTGATGTTAAATTAACAATATCAGCATCATTTACAGGCTCTGGATATCCTGCTTGGACTAATAGTACTCCTTATGATTCTATAGAAGAAACATATTATTTTGATGGTATTTCTTTAGGCGCTGGCACATTTGATGATAATAAAATAAGATTAGAATCACAAACATTAACTAATACATTAAGTGTAGAAAATAGAGCTAGTTTAAATCAATTTGACACAGCTCCTTTAGATTCAAATAAATTAGGAGTATATTATTCTCCACAAACAATGATCAATGAAGATATTATTGCTCAATTAGGATTTACATTATTAGATGATTTAATAGGAGATCCAACTAATAATGATAGATATTCATATCCAGATTTAATAAATACTTCTAGAGAGTATTGGAAAAAATATGCAGATAAAAATGATATGAATGCATTCTTACGAATATTTTCATTATTTGATTTGTCATTTTTTAAACAATTAGAACAATTATTACCTGCAAGAACAGAGAAAATATTAGGATTATTAATACAGCCAACTATTATTGAAAGAAGTAAAGATTCTACATTAGCTAGAATTTCAAAATTAAATCAAACTTATAGTGGTAGTATAGATATAGAAAAAGTTATAAATGTAACTGCTAGTAAAGAAGATAAAAATACATCAATCGATGTTATTAAAGAAACAGCATTAAGCGGATCTGTAAAAACTTCTTTAGTTGAACTTGAAGAAAAAACTGCTAATAAAATTGAACCAATTAACGAAGAGTTTGTTAAAGGAATTCAAGAGAATGATATACAAAATGATAAAAATCCTATAGAAATAATAAATCCAGACTTTATAGAATCATCTAAATTTGATGAAATAGGTGGTATTGATATTGCAAGAAATAGTGTGTTGTCTATAACTGGATCATATGCGGCATATCGAGTAATATTAACTGCTAGAGACAATCCATTTGTGGGAAGTACTTATTCTCGTAAATATTTAATTCAATCAGGTAGCACATATATTGTTGGATCTACTCCATATTGGGAATCAGAAGCTATTGTGCCATTTATAACTGCTAGTAGGGTATCTGAATTTTTAAAAGTAAATTATTCATCATCAATTGGAATAACAAGAAGAAAAGCACATGTACAAGATTTTCTACCTACTGGTATAGCTAATCATAGGTTTAATGGATGTAAAATAACTAGTCCAGATTTTAATGTAGACTCAAAAGATACACCGGATGGTAAACCAGTTATTGAAATTGCTGAAAATAATGGTAGTAGAATTTTTACTCAACCACCAGGAATAAAAGGAAATTTTGATGTTAGAGAATAAAGCAATTTTTCTATCAACGTAATATTTATATAAAAAAAGGGAAATAACAATGGGATATTTAGATAATACTTCTGTTACTGTAGATGCGATATTAACAAATAAAGGTCGTGAACTACTAGCAAAAGGAGATGGTTCTTTTAACATAACACAATTTGCATTAGCAGATGATGAAATTGATTATGATTTATGGAATCCAAATCATTCATTAGGTTCTGACTATTATGGTATAGTTATCGAAAATATGCCATTAACTGAAGCGTTGCCTGATGAAACTCAAGCAATGAAAAGTAGATTATTAACATTAGATAATAATACTACAACAAGAATACCTACTGTACAAGTAGACAAACAATCAATAACTTTAAATACTGGACAAGCAGCTGTTATACAAGCTTCTACGTTTGGAATGAATATGGCAAATTCCACATTTGGATATTCAGCAATTTTATCTGATTCATCTGTTGCTTTAATTACACCAGCAGCAGGACAAGAAATTACAAGTAATATTTTACCAACTGTACCTAGTATATCTGCAAATGCTGAAGCAACTAGTATAGCTTCATTAAGTAAAGGTGCATTTAGAATAGTTGGAAAACAGTTATCGAAAGATAAAACAGCTACTATTACATTAATTGGAAATGAAACAGGTGGTAGCACAACTGTAAGTATAACTGTTAAAGCAGCTAATTTAGCAACAGTGCAAAGAGGTTAATAGGAGTTAACTAATGAATAAAATAATAGATTTAAAACAATTACCAAACCAAAGTCAAAGAGAACGTAGATCTCGTACAAGAGAGTCAGCTAGAGAAGTTGAAAGATCTCCAGAAAGAGAAGAAGGCAGAGTATCAGAAGAACCTATGTCTAGACCACAAGAATTACGAACTCCTGACACTATTAGAGTAAGAGAACCTCAACCAGAAGGTCGACCGGTAATACAAGATCCGCTTACTGGTGGAGAAATTGCAGAAGAAACGATTACATCTATACAAAATCAAGCTGTTGATGATTATATACAACAAGTAACAAATCAAAATGCTATAATGAATGGTGGTAAAACTTTTCAATTATTTGATTTAAATGGTGATATTATAGATGCATCTAAAGAAACTGTAACGGCTGGGTTATGGAGTGATAATTTAACTGAATTGCAAAATTATTTTACTCAATCAATGACTGCAGCTCAATCTCAATATTATGTTAATGTTAATCAAAAATTACCTTCACTAACTGGATCTGCTACTCAATATGCTTTAGCATATGGTAATGCATTAGGAAGTGGTTCTTCAACTAACGGAAGTATTGATGATGCTCCATCTAGAGCAATTTATAGCCAATACAGACAATTATTATTAAATAAAGACGTTACTAGATTTTCAACTCCAGCTTCTGGTAGTACTGATTCTATATATGTTATAAACTTTCAAAGAAATAGAGCAAAAGAAAAACTAGATCCAGGAAATTTTGAAATACCATTAAGTACTTTATCTAGCTCGCAAGCTTTAGACGCAACTGGAAGTGTTGAAATTAGCGGAGCGGCTGATACATTTACTTTAATTGATGATTCAACTATAGCATCAGCATCTAATGAAGATGCAGGAAATGTATATTTTGTTGTTTCTGGTAGTATTGCAAATGGAGTTTATAATCCAGCTGCACCTCATTATTATGGACGTGTTTTTTGTGATCATAGTACTATTGTATTAGATGGAGATGTATTAGATACTAAATTAGGATTTATAACAAATACTGGTTCTAATTCAAATGGAAGTAATCATTATAGATTACATCATTCAATATCTGGATCATATGTAACAGCTTCAAAAGGATTTAAAGCAAGAAATAAAGAAACTGTTTCTAGCACATTCTATTTTGTTAGAGTAAAAAATGGAGACTTTAATTATTCAAATAATCCTTCATATGTAACTGGTGACCAAGGTGATATATTACAAGATGGTTATATAGGCGATCCAAAATCATATATAACAACTGTAGGATTATATAATGACTCTAGAGAATTATTAGCAATTGCTAAATTAAGTAAGCCTTTACTTAAATCTAAAAAGAGAGAATTAAATGTTCGTGTAAAACTTGAATATTAATCATTGATTTTATCCCCGTTATATTTATAATAAAAGTATAGCGGGGTTTTACTATTATGCCAAACATTATTAAAGATAAAAACGGAACACATCCTCAAGTATTTAAACGTGTTGACAGATCTGATACTAAAATAACTCCTATACAAATTAATAAATCATTTACAATGAGATCAGGTAGTACATCTGATAATCATTTAGCATTATATGCAAATTATGTTGGATCTATTCCTGAAATTAATCCTTTTACTAATGAAGCATATTTTTTTAATTCTAATTTAGATTCAGCTTTTAGAAAAAATCCTGACAATGATTCATATGCGTTTAATATATATTATTCAATTAATCATTTATTTTATAAGTATAAAAATGATGCATATAAAAATCATGGATTAATGACTCCGTTAGATAAATCTACAAAAATATTATACCAATCAGCATCAGTATTTAGTGTTCCTCAAACACAAATGGGATTGACAATTAAACCTGGTTCTTTTATTTATAGTGGATCGTTTAATTTACATTCTGATAAATATGAGAATATTATTGATTCTGGAATTGTTACAAGTTCATTTCCTGGCGATGAAATATTTTATGAAGGATTCAATGAATATTTTGATACAAATAGAATTACTAAATATGTAACATCTTCAAATGTTATATTTACAAATGGAGTAACTACGTCAAATGGTGATAAAAAATCAATTGGATATTCTGCATATTTTTCTGGATCTGGATATATGGAAACTACTCAATATGATGCATATTTTGATAGAGACCATGATTATGCACTTTCTTTTTATTTATATAGTGGATCAAATACATCAACAGCAAATGAATTAATAATTGGAAAAGTAAAAAATAATGTTAGTGAACAATATCCATTTAAAATTGAATTGAGTGGAAGTAATCAATTAGTTTTTTCAATTTCTGGTAAAGAGTCTTTAAAAAATGAAATTACATCATCAGCATTTGTATCTAGTAGTTGGACTCATGTTGTTTGTCAAAAAACTGGTAGTACTATGGAGATGTATATTAACTCTTCATTACATAATTCAATAACTTCGAATACATTACTTAGTTTAGAAAAACTTAATAATTTTAAAACATCATCAGCTGCTATAAATAATACAGACCCAATAAAATTTGGATCATATCAAGAAAATAATCCTTTTTTACAACAACCAAATTTCTTTCATGGTTATTTAGATGAAGTTAGAATATATAATAAAGCTTTAACTCAGGATCATATTAATTCATTAGCAGATCGTACAGAAGGAGGTACATTATTACAAACTAATCGTGTTGGTAATGCATTTCATAATAATGGATTATTTGTAGTAACTAGTCCAGATTACCGTTATGAAGATACATTGTCATATGCATATTCTGCTAGTTATAAAAGTACTATTAATGTATTTGAATTTGCAACGTTATGTAAGGTAGAACAAGGAGATTTTAATTTAACAACAAATTATTCAGCATTAAAAGATGATAATCAAACATATTTAAGTCATATGACTTCTAGTACATTTGAACCATATTTAACAACTATAGGATTATATAATCAACATGCTGAATTATTAGCAATTGGTAAATTAGCTAATCCAGTTAAAAATAGAAATAATATTGATATGAATTTTTTAGTACGTGTAGATTTAGATCAAGATCAATTTGCAAGTACAGTAGATGATAATGAATTTGATTAAATATGATAAAATTAAAAACTATATTAACAGAAATTTCTGAACAAGAATCAGAAAGATTATTATCTAAAATACGAAATAAAGAATTTCAATTTTTTAATTCTGGAGATAATGGAAAAGTTTATAGTATAAATGGTGAAGATTTATTAATGAAAATAACATCAGAACCAGATGAAATTGCAGTAGCAGATGTTATAGTAGGACGGTATAATGAATATAATGCATTTATACCTGTTGTTTATTCTGATAATAAAACCATGTATATAATGAAACGAGCAAGTAAGTTATCATCTGATATGTTACATAAAATAACACAATTTTATGAAAAATATAAAGAATATGCAAGAAGTCAAGGAGTTGAAACTAGTATATTTGATTATTTTAATAATGATGGTGGCAGATATGTTGACCAAAAATTAGGTAATTTTATAAGAGCATTAGAACAACAAGTACAAACTACCGGAATAGGTGATTTAGATTTATCATTAGATTTTAAACCAGACAACATAATGAGCTGGAATGGTAATATTGTAATGATCGATTGGTAAAAAAAAGGAAACAGTTATGAAAAATCATTGGCATTCGAATAATAAACAACGCCAAGCAGCGTATAAATATGGATATAGATCTGGCTTAGAATTAAAAGTTGCAGATCAAATTAAAGAAGCAAAATATCCAGTTAATTATGAAACAGAAACATTAAAATATATAGTTCCACAAAAGAATTCAAAATATACACCTGATTTTATTTTTACAAAAAAAGATGGTAATACAATGTATATTGAAACTAAGGGAAGATGGACAAGTACGGATAGACAAAAAATGAAAAATATATTAGCTTCGAATCCTGATATAGATTTAAGAATAATATTTCAAAATCCAAATCAAAAGATATCAAAAGGATCAAAAACAACATATGAAGCATATGCTTTAAAATTAGGCATTAAACATGTTGCAAAAAAAGATATGCCAACGGAATGGTTAGATGAGTGTTGTAAAGTAGATGAAAAGCCAAATATAGTTAAGTTTTTTGGTTAATGGTTTGATCTTTGAAAAATTTTTATTATTTTTTTTATGTATTTAATATAAAGATGAAATCTTTTAATATAATGTAATTATTTAAATGATGAATCGTTAGACCGATAAATGTAATTAATTGTGTCTAACATATAATATAAAGTTCCAGTTCCTTTGAATTCTGTTAAAAATTCCTTATAATATTATTATATGAAGAATCTAAAATTACTTCAATTGTTAGAATCTGTATTAGGTAAAAGTAAATCTACTTCAGGTAATAACGTTGCATTTTTTTCTCCGTTTACATCACATTATAAACCTAAATTAGAAATTGATATAAATACTGATCATGAAGGTCGTAATCCATGGCATTGTTGGATATCTGATAAAAAAGGCAGATCTATATACTCATTATTTAAACAATTAAAATGATCCCAGGATAAATTTGATAAGTTAGGTAAAATAATTGAGCGATCCAAATATAGAAATAATTCTAATGATATAAAACAAATAGACGAAGTAATACAATTGCCAGAAGATTATAAACCATTATGGACTAATAGAAATACACCAGATTATAGAAATGCAATATATTATTTAAAAAAACGTGGTATATCAATATTTGATATAATTAGATATAGAATAGGATATGCAGAATCAGGTCCATATTCTGGTAAAATTATTATTCCTAGTTATGATTCAGAAGGACAATTAAATTATTTTGTTTCTAGAGCTTTTTATGAACATGATTCATATAAACATAAGAATCCAAAAGTATCAAAAGATATTATAGGATTTGATATGTTAATTAATTGGAATGAACCTATTACATTATGTGAAGGAGCATTTGATGCAATTACTATTAAAAGAAATGCAATTCCATTATTTGGTAAACAAATTAATCCTAAACTTCGAATAAAAATTATCGAAGAAGGAGTAAAAGAAATTTATATATGTTTAGATCAAGATGCAATAAAAAATGCAAAACATATAGCAAAAACATTTATGACTGAAGGTATAACAGTACACTTAGTTAAATTAGATAAAGATGATCCTAATGAATTAGGATATAAAAAAATTACTGAAAAAATTCATGACACGTATCAATTTTCATTTGAAGAATTGATGCAAATGGAAATAGACTCATTATGGAAATAAAAACATTAAAAACAACAATTACATCAATTGATAAAATATTTCATATATCAGATATACATATTCGTACATTAAAACGTCACAAAGAATATAAAGAAGTATTTGAAAATTTATTCTTACATATTACACAACATGCAACTAATCAAAGTATTTGTGTATTAACAGGAGATATAGTACATTCAAAATTAGATATGTCTCCAGAATTAATTAACATGCTAACAAAATTCTTTAATGGATTTCATATACCTACAATTGTTATATTAGGTAATCATGATATGAATTTAAATAATTTATATAGATTAGATGCAATATCTCCAATATTAGATGTTATTAATAATGATAATATTCATTTTATTAAAGAAAATGGATTATTTAGTTTTGCAAATGTTGTATTCAATCATATGGCAGTAGATGTTGCTCCAAAAGATTATATTAAAGCAAAAGACTTTAATGCTCATTATAAAATAGCTTTACATCACGGAGCTGTACATAATGCTAAAACTGATATAGGATTTCAAATTTCAAATGATCATGTTACTACTGAATTGTTTGACGGACATGATTTAACATTATTAGGCGATATACACAAACCTGCACAGTTCTTAAACAGTGAAAAAACTATTGGATATCCTGGATCATTAATACAACAAAACCATGGAGAAGCACTCGATCATGGTATATTAGTATGGGATCTTCCAGATCGTACATCAGAATTCATAGAAATACAAAATGATTATGGATATGTTACTTTTGAAGTAGAAAACGCAAAAATTAAGAAATCTCCACATAGGGTTCCTGCTAAACCTAGAGTCAGAATTAAATTTACTGATACAGATGCATCTGACATTAAAAAATTAATAGCAACTATACGTAAAAAATATAAAGTTCAAGACGTATCAATACAGCGTACTGCAAATCATATTGAAAGTAATAAAAATGGATCTATTGCAATAGGCAATGTTCGAGATGTAGAACATCAAAATAACTTAATAACAAATTTTATAAATGAAAATCATCCAGATGCAAATAAAAAAGAATTAGATGCAATTAGACATATTAACAGAACTATAAATTCTAAACTACCTGTTTTAGAATCAGTTAGAAACGTAACATGGTATCCGGTATCGTTTGAATTTGATAATATGTTTTCATATGGAGAAAAAAATAAAGTAGACTTTTCTAAATTATCTGATGTTATAGGATTATTTGCTGCAAATGCATCTGGTAAATCATCTTTATTAGATGCTATAATATATACAATATTTGATAAATGTAGTAAAACAAGTAAATCAAAAGAAGTTTTAAATAATAAAAAATCTACATTTAAAGGTATTTTTAAATTTAAGTTAAATGATAAATTATATACAATTGAAAGAGAAGGAGTAACATTAAAACATGGCCATGTCAAAGTTAATGTTAACTTTTATAACGAAGATGCAAATTTAAATGGTGAAGAAAGAAGTGATACAAATAAAAGTATAAGACGATATTTAGGAACATATGATGATTTTATTTTAACTGCATTTTCATTACAAGCTGATAATAATAATTTTATAGAAAAATCACAAAGAGAAAGAAAAGATTTATTGTCACAATTTTTAGACACTACAGTATTTGAACAATTATATCATTTAGCATCAGAAGAAATAAAAGAAACAGCTGGAAAATTAAAAGCATATAAAAAAATAGACTTTGGTTCTATTATAAAAGAGTCTGATGATATTATTATTGAAAATCAAGATACTATAATTGAATTAGAAAAAAATGATAATGATTTACAAAATTCTAGAAATAATGTACAAAACCAAATTGTTGAATTAATTGAATCAAAACAACCAATGTCATACGATGGACCAGATATTTCTGATTTAGAAAAAACTGAAAATCAATTAATTGATAATATAGAAAATATAGAAACATCTATAGAAGAATTAGAAGAAAAAATTGATTTGTTAAATGATGAATCAATTGAATCAATATCTATTGAACAATTAAATTTACAAAAAAATAAAAAAGAAATATTAAATAAAGATATAAAAATTGTAACAAAAGAGCTTACACAATTAGAACAACTAATTAAAATACAACAACAAAAAATAGATCATTTATTAACACATGAATATGATCATACTTGTAAATATTGTATTTCTAATATCTTTGTTAAAGAAGCAGAAGAAGCAAAAATAGAATTACCAAAAAATAAAAAATTAGCAGATATTGCATTTACAAAACAATTTGACTTACAAACAAATCGTGATATAATTCAAGATACAATTTTAAAATATCAAGAACAAATAGACTTATCTAATAAATTAGAAAAATTTGAATTACAATTACAAGTACTAGAAAGTGATTTACAAACAAAAGAATCTGAATTAGAAACAACTAATGAGCGTCAAGAATTATTTAAGAAGAATGAAACTGCTATTATTCATAATAAATCTATAGATGAAAAAATTAAAACAAAAAAGAATTTAATAACTGATATTGTAAATACTTTAAAAACTATTACTGATAAAGTTAAATCAAATCATGGTGAAATAGAAGTTGCAAAAACTAAAAAGAAAACAGCGTTAGAACAATTAGAAACATATAAACAATTAGAAACTGAATATAAAGCATATGAATATTATTTACAGTCTGTAAAAAGAGATGGTGTGCCATATGAGTTAATTAAAAAAGCTTTACCTAAAATAGAAACAGAAATAAATAATGTATTAGATCAAGTTGTAGATTTTAACATGGTATTAAATACAGATGGTAAAAATATTAATGGATATATTATATACGATGAAGATAATTTTTGGCCATTAGAATTAACTTCTGGTATGGAACGATTTATGAGTTCATTAGCAATCAGAGTAGCTTTAATTAATGTTTCAGCATTACCTAGACCTAATTTTATTGCTATAGACGAAGGATGGGGTAGTTTAGATAGAGAACACATATCGTCAGTAACAAATTTATTTGAATATTTTAGATCAAAGTTTGATTTTTCAATTATTATATCTCACGTAGAATCTATGCGTGATATGGTAGACAATTTAATAGAAGTAAATAAAATAGAAAATTTCAGCCAGATTATACATACGTAATATTTATTAAAAAAGAAGTATGTATTCAAAATGGCAAAAAAACGCAAATTAAATAATCCAGATTTACGTAACAAAACATTATTTTTTAATGATACATCAAACACATCTCCTGATGTATTCAGAATAACTGATTTTCCTTTACGATTTACAGCAGGTAAAAACTTAATCAAGTTACAAGGAAATTCTGCAAATTTAAAACCTGGTTCTATTTTACAAATAGAAATTACTGATTCTAATAATGATCCTATATATAATGAAATATTAAATTATTTAGAAGATGATGGGTCTAGAGTAATAGCAGTTTATATATATCCTGACACTCCAGAAGGAGATTGTATAGTAACATTAGGTACTGAATTAACAGAATTAAACGGAAGAATTGTACCAACACAATTTCAAAATAAAATTAATACAATATGGTCAGAAACTATACCAGTTTCTCCAACAGCTGTTAATGAAAGTGAAGTTATATTCACATCAGAACCTGTAATTACATTAGACGAACAAATTGCTGTACAACTAGATAGAAGTTTTTCTGGAAGTTTACAAACTACTACATATGATATTGGTACTGTACAATATATTAACAGAAATGATGATTCAAACATATTATTAACTGGAGGAAAATTTAGTTCAGATATGAAGGATGGAACATTAACTGTTACCAATCCAATCAATCCATTACCAGTACCTAACTTTTCATTAAATACGACTCCAATATATACTTCAAAAATAAAAAAAGTATTAAATGATACTACTTTAACGTTAGAAAGTCCATTTATATTTTTAACAAGTCAAAGTTTATCCCAACAAAAATATACACAATTTGATAATTCCACATATTCAATCGAATATAATGTTACACCTACATTTAATGCAACACAAAATTCACAATCATTTGCTTTAATGCAAATAAAAAACTTATCACCTGACACTGGTGATATTAGTAGAATAAAATTATATGGTAGTAATAATGGATCTATTGGAGATTATGAATTATTAAATGATATTGATTTAACTCCTACTGAAATTTTTGTAGACGCAACAGGTTCAATATTACCAGATGTATCAATTGGATTTTTTACATCACAAAGTATAATTAATGAATATTGGGAAAGTAAAACGTTTTTAAATAATATTGAAACTACAGGTCCTACAATGACTTGGTCGACTAGTTCATTAAATAATGCAATGCTTATTAGTAGTGCAACTGATATATCCAAATATAATGATGTACATATTATAAAATCAAAAGATTCAATACAAGGAGTATTTGTAGAAAATTCTCAATACAAAATACAATTTGATGCAATTGGAACACAATTAATACCAGGCCAAGATTCTAAAATATCAATATATTTATCTGGATCTTCTTTTAACTTTGATGGTAGTGATATTCTTAATCAAGAACTTCCAATTAATTTAGGTAAAAAAATTGGTGAAGTAAAAACTACCGCTACAAATCAAAGATATGATGATGTTAATTTTACATTTATGGCAGATAAAGATGGATTAGGATCTATTTTATTTGTAATTGAAAATGGACAATGGCAACTATCAGAAGTTCAAACACTTTCAGATTCAGAGTTTGGTTTTACTGAAAATTATACTAGACTAAGAACTTTAATTCCAGTAGAACATAAAAGTGATAATCAAATATCATTTAAATTAGAATATTATAATACTGCTGGAAATAAAAGTAAAACCATAAGTTATGTTAATAATAAAACATTTGAAGGCGGTAATAGATATATAGACGGTGCATTTTCTTTATTAACTGGTTCATTATTTGTAGCTGACTCATTAGATTCTGGAATTGATATATCAGGATTACAAGGTACTGGATTTATTAGATCATTGCCATATGCTGGATTTAATCAAGCAACTGGATCTGGACCAGCTGGATTTCTAATTTATTCTGGTTCTGCACTACCAAATCAAACAGAAACATCTTATGGCGGAGTTGGATTAGAATTAGTAGCAGATGAAAATAACTTTTTTAGATTTAGAACTAGTGGATCTAACGGACAAGGTGAATTAGATATACGTACTGAAAAAATTGTAATGAGTGGTAGTGAAGTTTCAATAAACACTCCAACATTCTTTTTAGGTGAAGCAGCTACTCAATTTATAAGCGGAGCCAATGGACAACTAGAAATATCTTCTTCAGGATATCATATACAACCTAGTGGCGACATAACAGCATCAAAAATATTAATTGAAGGTGGTACTATTACTGACGATGTAACTATATTAGGTTCTGTATCAGCTAATAGTATATTAACACCGGCAACAATTGGAGGATCTCCAGCAACAGCAGCAAATGCGTCATCATCTATATCTGATCAGGGTTTAGCTATATTTAAATCTGCATCTATAGGTGGATTTGTTGTTAGCTCAGAAGAAATTAGATCTGCAGATCAAGAACTTAGATTAAAAGCTGGAGGACAAATAACAGCATCAAGAGTTTTATTAGAAGGTGGTACTATAACAGACGGAGTTACTATACTAGGGGCTGTAACTGCAAATAGTATTCGAACTCCAGCAACAATTGCTGGATCTCCATCTACTGACTCAAATGCATCATCATCTATATCTGCAACTGGATTAGCAATATTTAAATCCGCATCCATAGCTGGATTTGTTGTTAATGAAAACGAAATTAGATCAGCTGATAGTAGTTTAAGATTAAAAGCAACTGGTCAAGTTACTGCATCAACATTACAATTAATTGATGGCAATTTTGATGGACAATCAGTAGGAAAAATTTCTGGTAGTGCATTAGTAATGGAAGTACCAACATTCTTTTTTGGATCAACTGCACAATTTGTATCTGGATCAGATGGAAATATTGAAATTTCTTCTTCTAATTTTCATTTATCATCTTCTGGCGATGTTAAACTATCTGGTAATGTAACAGCAACTTCTGGAGATATTGGTGGATTTGAAATTAATAATAATAGTATCTCTTCTACTAATAATAATTTAATATTATCTTCATCTGGTCAAATTACTGGTTCTACCGTTTTATTTACTGGTGGAGATATTGCTGGATTCAATATTAATACAGTTGGTATTAAATCTTCAAATAGTAATTTAATATTATCAGCTTCAGGCCAGATAACAGCTTCAAACGCACAAATAACTGGAGATATTACCGCAAATACAATTACAGCAAATACTGCCGGCACCATTGCAAACTTCAATATAGACTCAGTTGGTATTAAATCAGCAAATAGTAAATTAATATTATCTGCATCTGGTCAAATTACTGGTTCTAATTTTTTAATGGCAGGTGGACGTATAACAGACGGAGTTACTATTGAAGGCACCGTTTCTGCAAATAGTATATTAGTACCAGCTGATCTAGATGCTACGGAAGCTTCTGCATCTATATCTTCAGAAGGATTAGCTATATTTAGGTCAGCATCTATTGCCGGATTTAATATAAATCCTATAGCAATTGCTAGTGCAGATAAAAGTTTAATTCTTTCTGCATCTGGACAAATTACCGCATCTGATGCAAAAATAACTGGAGATATTGTAGCAAATACTATTACAGCTAATACAGCTGGTACTATTGCTAGTTTTAATATTGACTCGGTTGGAATAAAAAGTTCTAATAGCAAACTAATATTATCAGCTTCTGGAAATATGACTGCGTCAAATGCTAAAATAACTGGTGACATTACTGCAAATACCATTACTGCAAATACAGCTGGAACAATAGCAGGATTTACTATTAACTCGGTTGGTATTAAATCTTCTAATAGTAAATTAATCATGAGCGCTTCGGGGCAAATAACTGGATCTAACGTATTATTAGATGGCGGGGAAATAGGTGGGTTCACCTTGTCTGCAGATGAGGTTAAATCTTCTAATAACAATCTAAGATTAAAAGACTCTGGCCAGATAACTGGTAGTGATGTTTTATTCGATGGAGGAGATATTGCTGGATTCAATATTAATACAGTTGGTATTAAATCTTCAAATAGTAAATTAATTCTTTCTGCATCTGGAAATATAACGGCATCTAATGCAAATATTACCGGTGACATAGTAGCAAATACTATTACCGCAAATACTGCTGGTACCATAGCAGGGTTTAATATAAATTCAGTTGGTATTAAATCATCAAATAGCAACTTAATTCTTTCCGCATCAGGTAATATGACTGCGTCAAATGCTCAAATTACAGGAAAAATTGTAGCAGAAGAAGGTACTATAGGGGGATTCAATATTGGAGATGACTTAGACTCATCTGCAGGAACTCTTAAATTAAAAGGAGCATCTGGCCAGATAACTGCGTCAGCAGCACAGATAACTGGTAAAATTGTAGCTGAAGAAGGCACAATTGGCGGCTTTAATATTGGATCAGACTTAGACTCATCAGCTGGTACTCTTAAATTAAAAGGCGAATCAGGCCAAATAACAGCATCCGCAGCTCAAATAACTGGTAAAATAACGGCTCAAGAAGGTACTATAGGAGGATTCAATATTGGAACGAATCTAGAATCATCTGGTGGCACGTTAAATTTAAAAGGTTCTACCGGACAAATTACTGGTTCTAAGGTATTATTAGATGGAGGAGAAATAGCTGGATTTGATATTAATACAATTGGGATATCATCTGAAAATAAAAATTTAATTCTATCTGCATCTGGCCAGATAACATCATCTACTGTATTATTTGACGGAGGTACTATTGCTGGATTTGATATTGACACTATAGGAATATCATCAGCAAATAAACAATTAATATTGTCAGCGTCAGGACAAATAACAGGATCTAATTTTTTAATGGCTGGAGGTCGTATAACAGATAGTGTTACTATTGAAGGCACCGTTTCTGCAAATAGCATATTAGTTCCGGCAGGACTAGATGCGACTGCAGCGTCTGCTTCTATATCTTCAGAAGGTTTAGCAATATTTAGATCAGCATCTATTGCTGGATTTGTTGTTAATGAAGATGAAATTAGATCTGCAAATTCTAGTTTAAGATTAAAATCAAATGGTCAAATTACAGGATCAGACGTATTATTTGATGGTGGAACTATAGGAGGATTTACTTTAAGTAGCAACACATTAGCAGCAACAAATTTTGAATTAAATCCTAGTGGAAAACGAATAACATTAGGCTCTGGCAATGATATTTTTATTGCAGACGGAGACGAAGGAATACAATTAGGTAATTCTACATTTAATAGTGCTCCATTTAGTGTTACAAAAGCTGGAGCACTAAAGGCTATTTCTGGAGAAGTTGGAGGCTTTACATTATCATCTAATACAATTTCAGGAACAAATATTATAATAGATTCAGCTGGAAGTATACAGACATCAGATTATGTATCTGATTTGAAAGGATGGAAAATATCTGCTGATGATAATGGATTTGCAGAATTTGAAAATGCAAAAATTAGAGGTACATTATCAACTGCAGTATTTGAAAAAGAAACTGTTAATGCTGTAGGAGGACAATTATATGTAGCAAATTCCACAACATTAACTTCATCTGTATCACATTCGAGTGCAAATTATTTACCTACCGATAGTACAATGTCTGTAGTTAATGCTAGCGGATTTTCTATAGGAGAAATATTATCTTTAAAGAAAGTTACTAGCACTGGATTTGGTACTGAATATATATTTGTTCAATCATCATCTAGAAACGATTCAAGTAGTGATAGCGATCTTTCTGGAAATTTATTTGTATTAAGAGGATATTCTGGATCTTTAGGATCTGATTCATCATTTGCAAGTGCTTCATTAGGAGATTCTCCAGGAGCTGCACAATCTTATTCTGGATCTCAAGTATTAGTATCAACTGGTAAAGTTGGAACTGGGTTTATAAGATTAAATGCAAATCCTAATAATCAAGCAACGCCATATATTGATATTGTTGAAAGAACAGGATCAGCAATTTTTGATGTATCATTAAAAGCTAGGCTTGGTGACTTATCTGGATTAGCTGGATCTTCATTAGTATTTGGAAATACAGATCCTGGATTTGGTTTAGCAACTGACAATGTATATCTGCAAGGTGGTATAACAGCAACATTTGGTCAAATTGGAGGATTTGCTATAACATCAACCGCAATATCATCATCTAATAATAGTTTAATATTAAGAGGAGACTCAGGTCAAATAACAGGCTCTAAAATTTTACTAGACGGTGGCAAAATTGCAGGCTTTGATATTAATTCAGTAGGAATAAAAAGCTCGAATAGTAAATTAATATTATCAGCTTCTGGTAACATAACTGCATCTAATGCAAATATTACTGGTGATATAGTAGCAAATACAATAACTGCAAACACAGCTGGAACAATAGCAGGCTTTACTATTAATTCAGTTGGTATTAAATCTTCTAATAGCAACTTAATTCTTTCTGCATCAGGAAATATGACAGCTTCAAATGCACAGATAACTGGTAAAATTGTAGCAGAGTCTGGAACGATAGGCGGCTTTAATATTGGAGATGATTTAGATTCAGCGGCCGGCACATTAAAATTAAAAGGAGCGTCTGGTCAGATAACTGCGTCAGCAGCACAGATAACTGGTAAAATAACGGCTCAAGAAGGTACTATAGGAGGATTCAATATTGGTACAAATTTAGAATCATCTGGAGGCACTTTAAACTTAAAAGGAGCAACAGGTCAGATAACTGGTTCTAAAGTTTTACTAGATGGCGGAGAAATAGCTGGTTTTGATATCAATACAATTGGGATATCATCTGCTGATAAAAGTTTAATTCTATCTGCATCAGGACAAATTACAGCATCCGCAGCTCAAATTACCGGAGATATTGTAGCAAATACAATTACAGCAAATACTGCTGGTACTATCGCCGGCTTTAATATAAATTCTGTTGGTATTAAATCCTCTGATAGCAACTTGATATTATCTGCATCAGGTCAAATAACTGGTAGTGATGTTTTATTTGACGGTGGAACTATAGGCGGATTTACTATTACGTCTGATAAAATAAAGTCAGGTACAAATATAAGATTAGATGCTGCAAATAAAAAATTTATAATAAATGATAATACATTTGGAAATACTGGTATACAACTAGAATATAATTCTGGAACACCTAGAGCACATATTGGAACAGAAAATGCTGAAAGAATAACATTTGACGGATCTAATTTAATTATGAGTGCCTCTACATTTGTGTTAGGAAGTCCAACTCAATTTGTATCTGGAGCAAATGGAAATATAGAAATTTCATCATCAAATTTCCATCTAGATAATACCGGCAATGTTAATATGTCTGGAACTGTTACTTCTACCGCTGGTAATATTGGTGGATTTAATATTAACTCCGTAGGAATAAAATCATCAAATAGCAACTTAATATTATCAGCATCAGGACAAATTACAGCATCTGATGCTAATATTACAGGCGATATAGTAGCAAATACAATTACAGCAAATACTGCAGGGACAATAGCAAACTTTAATATAAATTCAGTTGGCATCAAATCATCTAATAGCAACTTGATATTATCAGCATCAGGTAATATTACAGCATCTAATGCAAAAATTACTGGAGATATTGTAGCAAATACTATTACAGCAGACACTGCTGGTACTATCGCCGGCTTTAATATAAATTCTGTTGGTATTAAATCTTCAAATAGTAATTTAATATTATCAGCATCAGGTAATTTAACAGCATCTAATGCCCAAATTACCGGAAAAATTGTAGCTGAAGAAGGCACAATTGGTGGCTTTAATATTGGAGATGATTTAGATTCTTCAGCTGGTACTCTTAAATTAAAAGGAGCGTCTGGACAAATAACAGCATCCGCAGCTCAAATTACCGGAGATATTGTAGCAAATACAATTACAGCAAATACAGCCGGTACTATAGGTGGATTTAATATTAACTCTGTAGGAATTAAATCATCAAATAGCAACTTAATTCTTTCTGCATCTGGCAATATGACCGCATCTAATGCTCAAATATCTGGAAAAATAACGGCAACCGATGGAGCTATTGGTGGATTTACTATAGGTAGCACATCTTTGATTGCAGGTAGCAACACAACTAGAGTATCTTTAAGTACAGCAGATGGTATACATTTAGGAAATAATACATTTGGTTCAGCACCATTTAGAGTTACAAGAGCAGGAGCCGTAACCGCAACTAATGCTACGGTAACAGGTGATATAGTAGCAAATACAATAACTGCAAACACAACAGGAACAATAGCAAATTTTAATATAAATTCAGTAGGAATAAAAAGTGCAAATAGTAATTTAATATTATCCGCATCAGGAAATATGACAGCTTCAAATGCACAGATTACCGGAAAAATTGTAGCAGAGTCTGGAACTATAGGTGGCTTTAATATTGGATCGGACTTAGATGCTGCATCAGGTACTCTTAAATTAAAAGGCGCATCAGGACAGCTAACTGCGTCAGCAGCACAGATAACTGGTAAAATAACATCAAACGAAGGAACAATTGGTGGATGGACAATAGGTTCAACTTTATCTGCAACCAATATATTATTAGACCCATCAACACCAAAAATAACATTAGGCTCAAAATCAACATTAACAGATTCGAACTCCGGGTTATACATGGGAACAGACGGACTTGCTCTAGGAGCATCTTCTGTATTCAAAGTAACAAATGCCGGCGTATTAACTGCAACAAATGCAAATATAACTGGTGATATTACTGCAAATGCTGGTAATATTGGCGGATTTACTATTACCAGCAATGCTATAGCAAGTTCTGATGGTAATCTTGTTTTATCTGGATCAGGTAGAATTACTGCAAGTGCAGGTATAATTGGCGGATTTGAATTATCTACTAATAAATTTGAAGGAACGCCAGAAATAATTTCAGTTGTAAGTCAATCCGTAACAAATACAGCTGTTAGTTGTTCAATTCTAGAGCTGAATACTGCACCAACCACCGGTGTATTAAATGTTTCAATAGATTATTTTTCAAGCGCACAAGAAACTAACGATGCAACAGGAGATAAAAATTCTGGATTATTAGATGTTGATTTCTGGGATGGATTAGCTCAAGCTGGTAACTTATATGTATATGCAACTGAAGCAGGAGAAGGATTTGGTTCACCTATTAATTTATTTAACGAAGTCGACACCGAAGGTAATCCCTTTGCCGCTGTTTCAGTCGCAAAAGTTGGAAATTTTGGAACTCCGTCTGTCAAGTTCTTTTCATTAGATGGTTTTCAGGTTGGAACTGCTAGTTTTGGTGGGGATCTTCATTTTATAAATGAGGAAGATTATTCAGACGCAGGTAGTATTACTTTTGTATCTGGAGCAAATCAAACTACAACATTTAATTCAGAAAAACAATCAATATTATTAAACTCTTTAGAAAAATCATTGTCAATAGCAACTGGTAGTTTTGGAGACACTGGAATACAATTACAATACAATGATGGTAATCCTAAATTCTTTGTAGGAACTGATACTGGTAGTCATTTTAAATATGATAGCAATATAGTATCAATTTCATCTTCAAACTTCACAGTTACTCCTGCAGGAGAAGTTGAAGCTAAACAAATAGAATTAACAGATTATGCAAAAGCTGATTATTTTGTATTTAAATTATTAAAAATAAATGTTGCTAATTCTGGTTCATTCTTTGAACAATATACAGCAGGTGGAAAAAATTATACTAAATTAGTATTAGATGGATCTTTAGGTGGATCAATAGCACAGTCTGTTAGAATTGAATGTGTTCCTAATAATCCAATTGGTATGATACAACCACCAGTTAAATCAAATAGTCAAGGACATGAAGTTACTATAGAATGTGCTACTACTGCAGTAGGATATGCAGCTCTAGTCGCAGTTAGTGGTAGTAATTCATATGCATATGGATTTTATGGAGATTCAGATGATTGGTTTTATCAATTATTTCAAACAAGAGTTTATCCCGCTGGAGGAAGTGTTACATATGGCGGCGGAAGTGTTGGAGATATAGGAGCATCGTCTGGAAGAATAATGGTACAAAACTCTGGCCAGCGTTTTAGATTTGTTAGATCAGCATATGATTTTAGATTGTTAGGAGTATCAAGTTATGATACAACCGCTGCTGGAAACTTTAATTCTCAAGGTTTAGTTAATTTTCATTCTGGATTAAAAACTACATCTGGACCTATTGCTATAGGTAAAGGAGCTACTGAAAAAGCGACTGCAGGATATGCGTTTGAAGTTGATGCTATTACAGACAGAAATGGAACAACTACAGATGATTCATATTTCCACGGAAATATTACAGTTGCTGGTACAATTAAAGATTCATCTGGAGATGCAGGATCTTCTGGTCAAATATTATCTTCTACCGGAACAGGAACAAATTGGATAGCTAATTCTGGTGGTGGATCTGGAGATATTGAAGGCGTTACTGCAGGAAATGGATTAACTGGTGGTGGTACATCTGGAACAGTTACTTTAAATGTTGGAGCTGGTACTGGTATTGATGTTGCAGCTGATGCTATATCAGTTGATGTATCTGATTTTATGACTAACGGATCCAATAATAGAGTAGTCACTGCTACCGGTACTGATGCAATGAATGCGGAAGCAAACATGACATTTGATGGTACTAATTTATTAGTTAGTGATGATTCAAATGCATATGCAAATATTGGTAGAACAAGAGTTGGTTATGCAACTTATAGTGATTATGGATATGTTTCACATAGAGATATGACAGGTGCAGGACAATATGCATTATTACAATCTGCTGCGGGAGATACATTTATAAATGCTGCAACTGGTAAAACTCTTCATTTACGAATAAATAATTCATCTATAGCTAGCATAACCGCAGCTGGATTAAATATGTCCTCAGGTTTTATTTTAGACGGAAATACTATAACTGGTGTAGATGATTCAGGTGAATTTACAAATGACGATGCTCATATCATGACATCGGCCGGAGTTGAAGATAAAATATTAGGTTATAGTTATACAGCAAATGCATTGCCTTTAGCTGGTGGAACTATGTCTGGTGCAATTGCGATGGGTAATCAGAACATAACTGGTATTAATAATCTTACTATAAATGACCCTGGCCCAAACGAAGGAATAAATTGGAATGGTGGTAACACAAAAATATTTGAATCACCAGATAATTTAACAACAAACTCTGCAGGTAACTTACAATTTGTATATGGTTCAACTCGAAGATTAACAGTTAATAGTACTGGTATAGATGTAAATGGTAATATAACAGCATCTGGTGATATAAGTTCAAGTGCTACAATTACAGCTAATAAGTTTAAATTAAATGAATCTGGTACCACAACACTTACTGAAGTACCTAGCAACGGTACTGTTGAAGTAAATACTGGAAATGGATATGTAAGAATAGGACCTGCAAATTCTGGTTTTGCTCATTTTAGTACAAATAAAACTCAATATTATTTTAATAAAAAGATTGTAGTCGACGAAGGTATTATTGGATCATATGACGAAGATTTATCATTAAGAAGAGTATATAGTAGTGCTAATGATAGTATTCTTATAAGAGCTACTAGTATAGGATTTTTCTTAGATGGCGCTGAAGATATGCGTTTAGAAAATGATGGTGATTTACATGCTGAAGGAGATGTCATAGCATCATCAACTACTATATCTGATTCTAGATTAAAAGATAATATAATTCAAATTGGTGGAGCGTTAGACAAAATAAAATCTTTAAGAGGAGTTTCATATACATGGAATGCTGGCAAGAAAAAGGGTAAACAAGATATAGGTTTAATAGCACAAGAAGTAGAGGAAGTATTACCAGAAATAGTTAAAGATAAAAAAATGCCATTAATGGATGGAATAGATCCAAATGAAACATATAAAACTATTGATTACGAAAAAATTATTGCAGTTCTTGTAGAAGCAGTTAAAGATCAACAAACACAAATTGATGAATTAAAAAGAAAAATTAAATAGAAAGAAATAATTATGGCAATTACAAAAACAACAAGTATTAGTAATATAGTAGTAGTCCCTAAAGATGCATCAGCAGCTTCTTCGACAAACGCAGGAAATCCTATGATTACAGTTTGGTCAATAATAGTAGTTGATGATGATTCTGATAATGAATTACCAATGTCAAATCAAATGACAAAACACATTTATAGATATGTAGAAGATGGAGGCTCAGCAACAGATGTATCTGCAGAAGATGCATTAGTACAATCTATTGCAGCTGCAATCTGGAGTTAATAAATGCCAGTAGGTAGTGATAATATATCAATGCAAGGAATTGCAGTCTCCGGAAGTTTTGAAGTTCAAACTAATATAAGTTTACAAACCATATGGACGACATTTGTAACAGCCAATCCATCAGGGGGAAACTTAAGATTAAATGATATGGCAAACAAAGACTACCCAACAACATCAACAAGTGCAGCATCTTCGGTAACTACCACAAGTATGACATGTAATGCTAACGTTACTGCAGACGGTGGTGTACTTGGAGGAATAACACAAAGAGGATTTTATTTTGGAACAAATGCAAGTTATGCATCAAACACAAAAGTTTCTGTAGCAGGAACAACAGGAACATATACGTTAGCAAGAACAAGTTTAACTGCTGGCACAACATATTATATAACAGGGTATGCTATAAATGCATTAGGTGAAAGACAAGGCTCAACAGTATCTCAAGCAACATCGGCAGCTCCTTCATTAACAGCTATAACGATATTAACATCTGGAGGAGGTGGTTTTGAAGGCAGTAGTGCCGCATGCGAAGGAGAAGAAGGTATTTTTGCAACAATGTACCATGATGGATCAAATAGCTATACAGTAGTAGGAGATAAAATATATACAACTAATGGTACAAGTAATCCTTTAGGAGATGGATATTATAGACAACCATTTAGATCGAAATCTAATCAATCTATAAGAATAAATTCAGACGAAGGGGATGACGGAGAAGTTATGGAAGTTTCAAATTGCTAAAAATATCATGAATTATTTTAAAGGAATATTTATATAAAATGAAGAACGTAACAGTATTATTTCCAGGAGGCTTTAAGCCAATTACAGGAGCGCATATGGCTCTTGCACAACGATATGCTCAAAACCCTACCGTTAACAAAGTTATCATGTTAATAGGCCCTAAAGAAAGAGATGGCATAACTAGAGATACAAGTATTAAAATGTTTAATTTATTAAATAAAAATACAAACATTGAAATACAACCTACCAATTTTAATTCTCCAATAATGGCTGCATATGAATATCTATTTGAATTGCCAGAAGATACACAAGGTCAATTTGCATTAGCTGCATCTGAAAAAGATGATGATTATGTTCGTGTTAAATCATTTCTACCAAATATAGACAAATATAAAACAATTGGCGATAGATCAGGAAGAAAAATTCCAGCCGGTGTAGATGCTATAGAATTAACAGTTTCTGTTGATCCATTAAAATATAAAGACGGCAATGCAATTTCTGCATCTGCAGTAAGAGCAGCATTAAATGCAGACG